TATACAAAAAATAAAAATTTAAAATCTCTCACTATCTAACATCTCCAACGTTTACGAGCCTGTCTTAACCTTGAGTTTGGATCTTTTGCTGCTTTAGGAAACTTTTTCATTTGTCCTGCGCTTCTAGCACAAAACGATTTTCTTCTTTTAGCAGCTTTACTACCTGGTTTGACTTTGCCTGTGACTGCTGTTTTTAATTTAGAACCAGGATTCTCTGCTCTGTAACGAGCAACTCCTGCTTTGGTCATTCCCGCCCCACTTTTGGTGGAGCGGAAATACTTTTTAGTTTTTGGTGGTTGCTTATCTGCCATTACCCATCAAAGAAAATTGTAGCACTGTCGTAACCAGCACTAATGTCGATAAATGCACCGTTTCTAAAGAGGATACCTTCATCAGGGATGTAAGGATCTACTTGTCCTGCGGCAGCGGGAGTATCAATCTCTAACAACTTAGAACCAGTTTGTGAACCGTCTCTAATTATTAAAGCACCAGCAGTTGAACTACTAACTCCATGCAACCCTCTAACTCTAGTGGCGCCTGCGAATACAATACCTTGCGTGCCTGAAGTTGCAGTAAATCCTGCAGAGGTATTTGTTCCAACTGCACCATTCGTTGCAATCTGTGTTACTGTCAAAAACTTTTGAGTAGTAGTCACAGTTCCGGCATTAGGACCAGCAATAGTTTGGTTTACAGTTGCTCCACTAGCATCAGTGCCAGTTATAGTAAAGTTTGTTCCTGAGATGTTACCACCTGAAGTAAGAGTCACGGTGGTATCCATATTAGAACCGTCACTTACAGATGTTCCTGTCAAGTTCATATTCCCGGCTCCGCCTAAAGTTTGAAGTGCTGCAATAGCTGCAGTGTCTGCAGAAACAGCCTTAAACAGTTTTGATTTAATGCTTGTTACTGACATGATTTACTCCTTACGCAGGTCCGTCAGGGTATGTTACATCTCTATCTTGAGCACCCATCATGTAATCTAAGGTTGTTACCTTCTGACCTGTAGCATCACCTGATACACTCATAGCAGCTAACTTCATGTTTGCTGTTGGAACATTAGTTTTACTTGTCCCTGCAAATTTTCTATTGATATAAAAATCAACTTTGTCATCGGAAGAAGTAGCACCTTTTGTTGCAACAAAACCTAAAGTTACGTAAGTATCATTAGTTAAAGTTGATAAGGTTGTATCTGAAAATGTGACAGTATTTCGTGTGCCACTTGCTTCAGTAATACCTGCGATAACCGCACTACCATCAGTTAGTAAGAAACCAATGATGTTAGCAGAAAGTAAAGCAGCCTCAGGGTTGGTTGTAAATGTTTCTGTTAATCCAACAAGAACATCCATCTGATCGACATCAGATGCTTTAACTCTTGTTTCATAATACAACTTATTGCCCGCTGTTGAAGGTAAAGAATAAAATTCTTGTTTACCTTGAATTGAAGCGCCGTCATTGTCTGTTGTGTTTGCTGAAGTTAAGTTGAGTTCACCAGATCTAGCATCTGCAACGATAGCTGCGGCTGCTCCTGAATCTTTTACGATTGTCCATCTTAGTGTCTCGTCAATTGCTCCATGATCGTAATCATCGAACTGAATGAATTGATCATTCCATCTAGCGATATTTAAGTTCTCAAGTGCAGGTCTCTGCGCTGAAAATAATATCGGCCCTTTAAAGTGTGTAGCCATAATAAACCTCCTTGGTTGTATAGACCATCCGTTATGCAGTCTCTATACCGTCTGCTAGCCCAGTGTGCATAACTGTTAACTGCTAGAATTTCAATATGCCATAAAAAAAGGGCGCAGTCAAAGACATACGCCCTTTAGCTATTAATTATTGACGACTAGATTATGCGCCAGATGTACCAAATACACAACGTGGATCTGAGAAACCAAATGAGTATCTCTCTCTCGCTTTGTATCGGATATTACCTGTATCAAAATCACCTTCCATAACTGTTTTTAATGGTGTTCTAGTAAAGTGTTTGAAACCATTAGGTGCATCAGTTTTGATATAGAAAGCATCTGCATCATTTAAGTAGTGGTTCACAGTATATCCCTGTGGAATCACTCCCATGTTTCTGATGGCATTGATGTCATTATCTGCTGTGCCAGTTCTTAAGGTTGTTTCCATTAATCTGTTGGCTGTGAACTGAAGCTGTCTTGGAATGATAAGTTTCATACCTTGAATAGCTGTTCTTAGACCTCTCTCATCTCTGAAATCAGCGATGTCGATTAAGGATTGCTCGAGTGAAGTTTCATTCAAGTCAGCATCTGTTGCAAGTCTATTTGCTAAGAAACCACCTGTTTGAAGTGGGTGTTGTGTATTTATTAAAGATACACCGTCACCACCAGGATTAGTTCCTGCAGCACCTGCAGCAGCAAAAGCGTCGTTAAGAATAGCGGCAGCTTTTACTTGCTTTGTGTTTGCCATTGAACGAGCAAGTGCTCTTGTGTATCTCGCAGCGAGTCTGTCGTAAAGGTTGTCCTCTACAGCTTCCTCGGTGATTGAGAATGCAAGTGCGATTGTCTCGTGTGTATAGCGTGCTGTGAATGTTTCGTTAGCTGTGTCGAAAGATACGCCTTCACCTTCTTCTTTGGTTGGGGCGGTTCCGAAACCTGCTAACATTACTTCTTCTTCAAATGCTCTGTCAGATGACTCAGCATCAAAGATCTCAGCGTGTTCATTGTCGTACCGTGCGTACTCCAGACCAAACAGTGCGTTTAGACCTGGCTCTAACTCTTTAACGAGTTGACTTCTAGATATAGCCATAGTTTAACCTCCTATATGCCTGCAGTATTAGCACTGTACAAGTGCTTGTTTATTTTCACGATGATATTTGGGTTGTTAGATGTTGTGTCGTTATTTTCAGGATCTCCTGAAAGTCCAACAATCTTAACAGCTGAGTCTGCACCTGTACCAATAGCTCCAGAATTAACTTCGACTTTTGATGTTCCACTGTGTGTAGAACCTGCGGTGTATGTCAGATTTGCTGTTGCGCCTATATCTGCGTTTGTAAATGCACCAGATACTTGAATTTCAAATAACTGATTAGGATCATCCTGCACGAATGCCTTAATGATACCATCAAAGCTTACTGTGTCCGCTGCATGAAAGTTGGCCCAAACAGGTTTTCTTGATGTGTTATCCACATAATTAACTCCGTTTAAAACACCTACCATCACATCAGCAGCACCATTAGCTACATTGAGTGTACCACCGGCTACAACTTCGACAGGGTCACCTTGAAAGATTGCGGTGTCATAACCACTAGCAATCAGGTATTGAGTTTGACCATTTGAAGATGGTGCGGAACCTGACATTCTAACAGCTCTGAAACCAAAGGGTGCGTCTTGATTTGCCATTTTAATACTCCTTAGTATTTGTGTTTTTAGTAAGTGTTACGTCTTCAGGTTAGAAAAAAAATTATTCACTTTTCTTCGAGCCACCGAACGTAACTCTAGTTTGTCGCTCGGGTTTATTAATTGGCATTGAAGGATGTTGTTCCTTTAGAAGATCGTTATCAACAGCTTCCTGTTGATATTTGGTTTGGTCGGAGTAATATTTATCTCTTTCCTTCGCAATCTCTAATGGCACCTTTGCCAATAATAATCCTCCCACTGAAACAATACCTTTGTGTTTTCCTTCGGACTCAGTTGGGAAATCAAAATCTGGATATTCATCTGCTCTGACAAGTTCGTAACCTTGTCTAATTCGACCGATAACATTTTTGTTATCTTCATACCCTCTGACTGATTCCCTAATCCATCTGAATTTAAAACCTTCAGGCGGTGTCGGTGTTTCAAGCGAGCTTGGTGGTTGCCAGTGTTTAGTGCGTGCTTCTTTATCCCTTGTGGATGCAGATCTAGGTTTCTTATCTATCATAATGTTACCTCCTCTGTAACTTTAGTTTTTCCGACGCATATTGCTCGTTGGAAAGACCAAGTCGTTTTGCGATAGCCGCTTCTGAACTTGACAACTTAACTACGTTGCGTCCTGTGCCTCTGTTTC